CGGGGCGCCTGTCCCGTTTGGCGCCAGTAATATCGACCGGGGCGCCTGTCCCGTTTGGCGCCAGTAATATCGACCTAACCGATTGATATCATTGATGCCGTACTAACGTATCCTACATGAATGATAACAACCACTTAGCAGCATTGCTTCTCCGGTTGACGTGCTGTGTTGTCCATGCCTACGGGGGTGGCTCCTGCACAGTGATGATCTGATTCAACGCATCAATGAGCTGTGCTGTCTCGGTACTGTCGAAGGTGAGGGTGAGTGCGTCCCCGTCAAAGGTGATGCGAGTCTTGAGTACTTCATCATCCGCATCATCGGTCACCCTGAACACTTCCACGTCACACATGAACAGGTCCCCGGGCACCCCTTGCTCGAGCAACTGAAACCCACCCCCACGGGGAATGACAGTAATCGACTGCACCACTTCAGCCATGACTCTCTCCTTCGGTTAGTGCGTCGCGGAGGACCCCCTCCGCATGCCTGATCTCTTCCCTGGCACCGTCCGGCGTAACTCCTAGCAGCCTGCCGAGTCGGCGCTTGCCGAGGCTGATAGACTTGTCTGCCACGTCGAGCGCGCAAGTATCCCCCATCCGCTGCAGTGCCTCGACGGCGCCATCGAGCCATAGGGCCACCTCACCTTCGGAGGCCCTCTGTCCGAGACTCGGACGTCGCGTGCCCGTCGGCAGGTTCAACCGGAGGCGCCCCTCGGCGCTCACAGTCAGGAGCAAGTGGTAGCGGCAACCCACCCACGGACACGGGCGCGCTTCCTCGCAGCACTCCCCCCGTGTCTTCGGTCGAGGCACTATCGGCCCATCCGATGCCGTGTCGCTCGTGCTCGTGGTAGCGAAGCAGAGTGCTAGCTGCCCGCCGCCCGCCATGCGAGCTACAGCGCCGCGCGAGGTAGCCGCAGACGCGACAGAGCGCGGTGTGGACGAGCGCCGAGCATCCGCCGCCGATGGCATCGCACCGGACGTCGCCGCGCTCGAGGGTGTCGCGGGCACGCTCGAGGCACGCCAGCTCGGACCGTCGCAGAGCGATCTCTGCGTCCAAGGCGGAGAGCGCAGTGTCCCTGACGAGTCGTCGCTCACTCATGCTCCTCCTCGTCGTACTCCTCGACGATCTCGAACATGCGTTCGCGGATCTTCCAGAGGAAGGCCGCGGCCTGACTGATCTGCTCCTCAAGGCCTTCCTCGTGCATCGTGCGGACGCACGGCACCAGATCGGCGAGTTGCGCGATGGCCACGTCGAGGTGTACTGACGCCCGCCCCGCGCACCAGATACGCTCCTCGTCGGGATTCACGGCCGCACTTGCCAGCACCACACGCCGCACGACGGCACGGGGATCCGATGCACGACGCGCGGCCACCATGGCTCGTGCATCGCTCGCGCGATCGCCTCTCCCTTGTCCTCGTTGCGCAGCCTCGGCAGGCGCCGCAGCTCGTGCCCCGGGTGCTTCATGCGAGACGGTATCGGCATGCCCGTGAACGTCGTGGGCGGCGGTATGCGCTTCCTCAGGTTCCCCATCGTCGCGCCTTTCCGGTGCACTCATGCGAGCACCCCAATCAACCGTAGCGCCTCGTCCGGCGACCGGACAACCGCAACATCGCCACCACGCCAGCCGTCATGCCAGGTCACCTGGACTTCATTGAGCTTGCCGCGCTTGCTCTTGACCTCGAGAAGGAAGGTCCGCCGTCGGAAACCGACGAGGAGATCGGGGCCACCGGGAATCGAGAGCAGGGTGACGCTCGCGCCGCACAGGGTGAGCGCCTTGACGATCTCGCGCTCGTTGTCGTCACGGCGCCGCCCGTCGCGCCCCGCGTGCTTGACCGGCCGTGCATCGCGCCTGACCGTCATTGCATCCTCTCGCACTGGCGACGCAGTGCATCGAGCCGATCGCAGACGTAGCAACGCCGACAGCCATCGCGCATGGCAAGCCACGCCAGCTCGCAGGCACGATGCCGCGTCGGTTGCTGGCACAGCGTGCGCCCGGGCAGCTCGCCATACAGGTGAATCACACGCATCACGCGACTCCTTCGAAGAGCAAACGCTGACGCCCCTCCGGTCGCGCATCGTCCCCTGCGATGCGCCGGAGTGCCGTGCGGTAGTGCGCACCGTCGATTTCCCAACCGACGAACCTGCGACCGAGCGCCTTGCACGCGACACCCGTGGTACCGCTGCCCGCGTAGGGGTCACACACCAGCTCGCCGCGGTGCGACACCAGCTCGACGAGATCGCGCATGAGCGGCAATGGCTTCGCGGTGGGGTGCACGCCCGTCTGCGCGCGGCGATGCTCCACCCACTCAGGCGCATGCTTGTAGTTGACTGCCTTCCCACCGCCCGGGCACTTCGGCGCGCCCTTGCGCTTCGCTTGCGCGAGCACGATCGTCTCGTACCCCTGACCGGGCCATCGTCCATGCAGCGATGGCATCGCATCCGGCTTGCACCAGACGAGCGTGCGCCGGTACCTCATGCCGCCATCCTCGAGCGCGGCACGCCAGAGGTGCACCGCTTCGATCTGACAGAACACTACCGCCCATCCGCGGCAGATGCGCCCGATCTGCGCGGCGACGTCACGCCGTTGCTCTGGCGTGATCGCACTGAACTCGAGGGGCGCTGGCGTGGCGACCTTGTCAGCCTCGCCGCGGTCGCGCGCCTTGCGCCATCCGGCCACCTTCGTGCGCCGTTGTTTGCTGTGCGCCTCCGCCTCGTACGGCGGATCGGTGATGACGTGATCCACGCTCTGCTCCTCGAGCCGCGCGAGTCCCTCGACAGGGTGCAGGCAGTCGCCGTGGTGCATCGTCACAGTGAGTCCACCGGCTTGATGGTGCGCGCTACAGTGTCCGAGATCCGGACAACCTGGCAAGAGTCCATCGCGAGCAAGATCCACTCATGGCGAAACAGATCATGCTCCTCGACGAGAAACACGCGGCGACTGCCCCGCGGTTGCACGAGGTCACCGACGCGGATCATGCGCCCCTGCCTGCGAGCGCGTCACGCACCACCGATGCCAAGAGGTGTATCACAACCTGCGCGAGCAAGTTGTACGGGTCAATCGCGTCCTCGAGCGCCGTCCGCCACAGCACGCGATACGCGTGGTTCTGGAGATCGTCCTGGCCACGGATAGGCATCGTGACGTGCACGTCAAGCGTTCCCAGAACGGGGTTGTCCTCGACGCTCACGCGCAGCTTCTCGAGGCACTGTAGGTCGGTCGATCTCACAAGCGCCTCCCGAGGCGCGCCGATCGCTTGCGCAGCAAGCGCAGGCGCTCACGTGGCTCGATGCGTGGCCACCGCTGCGCATGCGCAGCGGCGATCGCATCGACCAGCAACCCGATCGAGAACCCGATCGAGAACCAGAGCGCGATCGACATCAGTGCACCGTCCCGCTAGTGAGCGCACACTGCACATCACCGATGAGTTGCTTCGCGCTCGCGCCGGGGATTCCGGCGACGACGCGCTCACGCCGCTCCGACGTGGCGAGCTGCGCGTATAGCTCGATGAACCGAGCCCGATCGGCGACTGCGTTCTCGGACAGACATAGCTCGGTCCAGCCGAGCGCGTCGACGCAGCGAGCGACGACGGGATCCGCGAAGCGAGGATAGCGATTCATGCCCACCGTGCCGATCGCTTCGCGCACGTCACCCCACGCATCGCCAGCGGCACGCACCGGACCCTCGGTGATCTCGAGCACCGCCGATCGGATCTCGGCGATGGTGGGCATCCACTTCGACGATGCGATCAGACGCTTGACGGCGCAGGTCGCAGCCTCGGCGTCGAGATCGGCGAGCATGGTCTCGTAGACCGCCGACATCGTCACCAGCTCGCGATCGTCGAGGCGCATGGTGTTGCGATACGTGGCGACGAGCATCGCCACCAACTTCATGATTTCGGTCTGCGTCACTTAGCCCCCCTTGCTTCCGCTTCCGCGATTCGGTCTAGAAGCACGCCAATCCCACGCGAACGCGTGCCGGCCGTGCCGTTGATGCGCTTGACCGGCTCGCCAACGAGCGCGAGTGCCATGTCGTAGCGCCTCGATTCCCACAGCGAACCCGCGAGCCACCGGATGGTCCGATCCCGTTCGCATTCCTCACGCACGCGCTTGATCACCGCGAGCGCCCGACTCTCCACCACCTCGAGCGGCGTGCCGGAGGCGACCTGGTCGGCGATGCGTTCTGCCAGGAGACGTCGCCCGTTGTCCGTGGTGGGCAGATCTTGGGTCGCCTGGTCCAGGACCGCACCCACGTCCCTTCGGGCCCGCTGGTGAGCATTCCAGAGCCTCTCAGCGCAGGCGCGTCTCGCGACAACCTCGGGAGTTTCAGACTGCCGAGGTGCGGTGTCTGTACTGCCGGGGATCGCGCGCGCGGGGTGGGGGGGATCTTCTTTCTTAGTCAGGTCAGTCAGGTCAGAGTGACCGGACGTGACAGCACGTGACGTGACGTGACCGGACGTGACGCTCGCGACACGTTCCGTGCTATCGGCGACACGGTTTGTGTCACTGTCACGATTCGTGTCAAAGTTATCCACAGGCATCCTCGAGTTATCCACAGGCACACGTTCCGTGTCGCGAGCGTCACGTTCCGTGACGCCGAGCGCTCGGTTCCAATCGCGGCGGCGCGCTCGGCTCTCACGACTGCGCTGGCGATCGCTCTGCGGCGCCTCTTGCGCCGCAATGAAGTTGGGCACCACGTAGCCGATCGGATGCGGACGAAGACAGCCATCGGCGAGTAGCTCGGGAAGTGCCACCTCGACGATCTCTGTGGGCATGGCGACGATGAGTGCGATCCCCCTTACCCCGCGCCGGGTCTCAAGCACACCAGCACGGTCGACCTTGCGGAGGACGTGCATCCACACCGAGCGTGCCTGCCAAGACAGCTCGAGCCACGTCTCCGTATCGCGCACGTACATGCGCACGTAGCGCTCATTGCTCCAGTCCATCACCGCACCTCGACGACGTGCGTAGGTTTTCCGAGCGCGCGCATGCGCGAGATCATGTCGCGCGTGCCGCGACTCTCCGTGTCCCAGAACGCCAGGAGCGCGTCGGCGTAATCCGCCATCGCCGCGTTACGGATGGCGCCCGCCGAACATCCCAGCTCACCCCAGCGCGCCGGGAATGAACGGACAGGAACGCCACACCGGCGGGCCCAGATCTCTCCGCACCGGTCAACCCCGGGGGCGCGCCCCGAGACCACCTCGACGATGGTGCTCGTCGGGGGAAGCCACGTCACCACCGCCTCGGAGATGCGGCTGACAGAGGGTGCTAACGACCGAGAACCCGCGATGCACAACCGGATCCTCCCCGGGGGCGACGCCCCCACTTCACTCGGAGTGAACGCTCGTGGTACGCCCCTCGGTGCCGATGACGTCACCGGGCACCCTCATCGAACAAAGCGTCGATGCTCGTGTCGAGCGCGCGAGCGAAGAGCGGCACCTTGCCCGCGCTTGGCATCTGGCGACCCAGCTCGATAGCGACCAGCATCGGCGGCGAGCACCCAACCTGTGCGGCGAGAGCGCGCTGCGACATGCCGCGGATCAGGCGCAGCGCGCGCACGTTCTGCCCGAACCCCTTCGGCAGCATACGATGGACGGTTATCCTAGAATGAACACTCCGTCAAGTCGCCGGGTGTTCAGTCTGTTCACTCTCTCACCAGGAGCGCACATGGCAAAGCCAACGCGTGACGGCGATGAACCCCTCGGTAAGGGGGAAATGAAAGACGTGACTGACAAGTGGCGGCGCGACACGAAGGCCACCATGAAGCGATTGAACATCAGCGTCCGGGAGCTGGCCAAGCGGATCGGCGCGAGTGAGGGAAGCGTTAGCGAGGTACTCAACCCCGCTCACAAGAAAAAACAGTGGTCCTGGGTCGATGCCTGCGAGGAGGCGCTACGACGCGAGGAGGCCAATCCACAGCCCCGACAGCGCGCGCCGCGCCTACCCGGCACGGCGCGTAATGCGGTACGGCTCGACGTCGTCACCCAGGACCTGAGCGCCGAGGAGTGCCGCAACCTGCTAGCGGGCTACGTGCGCACCATGCCGATCGATCAGGTCCACGCATGGCTGGCGTGGTTCGATCTGCGCCCACGATGATCACCGGCGCCGGGTGACGCGATCGCGCGCTCCCGGCGCTGTCATGGTCAGTATGAGTGAACGTCGCGGGAGTATGTTGCGCGTTCATTCCGCTCCGTGAGAGGCGTTTGCCGTGCGAGTCACCTCGGGGGAGAATGACGATCGCAAGGAGCGCCGTGCTCTGCGCGTTGCGCTGTACCACCTCGCCGCGTCTGACATGGACGAGCTGCGCGTGATTACGCGCTTGCTCCTCCGCGGCGACATGCCTCCGCTGAACATTAACGAAAAATGAACATGTTCAGTTGACGTTCAATGAACGTTCATGGCACACGATGAAGCCATGGACGTTCATGGGGAACGAGCCACTGTTCAACGGTGCGCGCCATGATGCGCGTGCTGTGTCCGCACTGCGGAGTGCCGCTCTGCGATCCGGTGCCGTGGGGTGCGCTCGGCAGAGCGGCCAACTGTCCGGACTGCAGCTCGACATTCCTGTTTCGCTACCCACTCAAGGGTAGCGAGCGCGAGGCACTGGTCAATGCGGCGATGCTCGCTGCGCTGGCGAGCGGTCCACTGCATGGCCAGCTCGCACGCTGGATCCGAGCGTGGGGCCGCATCGTGCACGCGTACGTCTCGGAGGGGCGCACCGACGACGCGCAGCGCGCGGTGCGCTTCATGCGGCACCTCGAGCGCTGTAGCCGGAATTCTGGCCTGTGCCGCGCGGTGACGCCGTGAGCGTCTACCGTGACCCGCCGTTGCTCGGTGTGTACCGCCATCCGCTCGGCGTCAACGGTGAGTCGTCGTTCCTCGCCGAGCATGTCATCGGCGCCGACGACGCGCCCGCGTGCGGCACCGTGGCCATCCTCGTGAGCGACCGCCCGCGCGGACTCGTCGGGTACAGCGTCGTATGCCGTGCCTGCCTGTGCGCCTGTCTCGTCCTATTGCAAAAGGAGACACCGTGAGCGCAGTGATACACGTGGAGCAAGCGCTCGGCGCCGGTCTCGGCGCCAGTCAAGCCGCACAGGCGCTCGGGCTCTGTCCGCCATCGTGGGGCTCGCCGATTGACCTGTGGTGCGAGCTGACAGGCCGCAAGGAGCGCACGGTCGCCGGACAGGCGGCGCGCTGGGGCCAGATTCTCGAGCCTGTCGTGCGTGGCGTCTATTGCGAGGAGCATGGTTGTCCGGTGCTGGTACCGCGTACCAGCCTCTACCACGGTATCCATCCGTGGCTGCGCGCCACACCTGATGGTGTCGCGCTCGAGTCCGACGAGCAAACCTGGCACCACCTAGTGCAGGTCAAGTGCCCCGGCTTGCGCAGCGCGCCGCACTGGGGGACCGAGGAACGGCGCGAGGTGCCGATCCATTACCACATTCAGGCCGCTGTCGAGATGTCAGTGACGGGGCTACCACGCTGCGACTTTGCCGTGCTGATCGGTGGCCAGGAATACGTCGAGGTGCCCGTGCACCGCGACGAGGAGCTAGAGACCGACGTGCTTGACGGGCTGTCGGCGTTCTGGCGATTCGTCCAGACCGACATGCCGCCACCGGTCGACGGCAGCGAGGGATACGGGCGCTACCTCGCCACGCTCGTCGAGACCAAGGAGCGCCGCGCGCTCGAGGCGACCGAGGAGCTTGCCGTCATGATCGCGCGCTGGCGTGAGGTGCGCATCGAGCTGTCAGAACTCGAGGAGGAAGAGAAGCTGATCAAGAATCGGCTCCTCGCTGCCGCGGTGGCGGCGCACGCGCGGCAGATCCGCTCGCCGCATGGGACCGTGCCGATCGTCGAGAGTCCGCGCGTCCATCGTAAGTGGGAGCCACTGACGTGCGACTACGCCAAGCGCCTCGGGCTACCGGAGTCGGTGCTCGAGGCGGACATCGAGCGATACACCACGCGCACGTCGTGTGCGTTCCCACGCGCACCGGCCGTGTGGAGCAAGGGAGACTGACCATGGGAGAGTACGCGGCTGGCGATATCGTTCGGCTCTGCTCCGGCGGGCCGTTAATGACTGTGCTCGGTGTCATGGCCAGGCAATCGGAATGGCCCGAGCGCGTCGCGGATGCGGGGCCTCAATATGTCTGCGTTTGGTTCGATCACAACTGGACATGTCACGTTGACAGCTTCTACGCGGGCACGTTGTGGCGGGTCCCCGCCACTCCGGGAGACATGAGGGGGTGAGCCATGGCTGACGAGACGAACATCGCGCGCCCATCGCGCGCCGCGTACGACGCCACCGGTACCGCGATCACGCGCTCGGGATTCGGCGAGACGGCGCTCGAGCAACGTCGCGAGCTGCAGTCGACCGCGCTTGCCGAGCGCACCCGGGCCGAGATTCAAGCCATGTTCATCGTGGCGCTGCAGCGGCCCCGCAGCCTCGACGAATTCCGGCGGCGCGTCCTCGACCACTGCAAGCGGCCCGGCTTCGCGATGACGGCGGAGTACGCCAAGCCGATCGGCTCGAGCAAGGTCAAGGGACCGAGCATCCGCTTTGTCGAGACTGCGATCCAGGAATTCGGCAACGTGCGTCCGACGTCGTCGGTGCTCTACGACGATCACGACAAGCGCACCATCCGCGTGAGCGTGACCGACCTCGAGCGGAACGTCAGCTACGACGACGAGATCGTGCTCGAGAAAACCGTCGAGCGGCGGGACCGACGCGGCTACGACGTACTCAGTAGCCGCACCAACAAGGATGGTGACGTCGTGTTCATCGTGCGCGCGACCGAGGACGATCTCCGCTCGAAGCAAGGCGCGGCCGTGTCGAAGACGCTGCGCACGCTCGGGCTGCGCATCCTGCCAGCGGACATCGTGGCGGAAGCGATGGACGAGTGCCGTCGCACGCGGCAGAACAAAGACGCGCAGGACCCGGACGCAGCGCGGCGCGCAGTTGTCGACGCGTTCGCTCCGCTCGGGGTGATGCCGCGCGATCTCGATGAGTACCTCGGCCACCCCCTCGCTGCGTCGTCACCGGCGGAGCTAGACGAGCTGCGAGTCGCGTTCGCGACCGTTCGCGATGGAGAGACACGATGGGTCGATCTCGTCGAGGCGAAGCGCGCGGAACGCGGCGAGGTAGAGCAAGTCAGCAAGCCGGGGGAGACTGCAGCGGCCAAGATTCAAGCCCGCATCGCCAGCAAGCGAGGGAAGGAGCAAGCGCCATGACGTACCAGCCGGCGCAGCTGCCGCTCCTCTTCGCGCGCACCAGCGACACCAGCGCCGCCGCGGCGATCTCGATGTCGCGCGACGCCCCTCGCCTCCGCGAGCTGGTGCTGTTCACGGTACGCGCCTCGGGTACGCGCGGCATGACGTGCGAGGAGATTGAGACGCACCTCGACATGCGGCACCAGACCATCAGCGCCCGCGTCAACGAGCTGCGCAACGGAGAGTGGATCAAGGATAGTGGCGCGCGCCGCTACACGCGCAGCAACCGCAGGGCTGTGGTGTGGGTGGCGTCATGATGGTCGAGATCTGCGACGAGGATCGTGCGGCGCTGCGCGCGGTCTATCGCTTTGCCAGCGAGGCGCTCGCGCTCGCGCGGTCGGACCCGCCGCGGATCGCTGCCATCGAACCAGTGACCGGTGCACCGTCTCGGAACATCATCACGCTCGCGCTTGGGCTGGCCATCCTCGACCGCTTGACCGACACCGACGAGGAGGGAACGTCATGACCCGCGGCCGGCCCCGACGCGTGGACCTTGACGACGTGGTGCGCGCGGCGACCGAGCGACCACCACCGCCCGTGTCGGACGATCCGCGCCATCGCTTGATCCCGCTCGAGGGTCCGGAGATGGACGCGACGCACTTTGGCCGGATCTCGAGCGTGCACATGCGGCGCCGATGGATCCGTCAGGGCAAGCTGCAATGCGTACGCATCGGGCGCCAGACGTTCCTGACCGAGGCGGCGATCGCAGCGTTCATCGAGCGCGGTGGCTCGCAGTGAGCCGGTACGACTGGCACCGCCCTAATGCGGACTGGGAGCCGTACACGCTCTCGCGTGCGATGAACACGCTCGGGCACAACCTGGCCATCGGCGGCGCGCTCTTCGAAGCGGTGCGCCGCGCGCGCTTCCGCTGTCCCGCGTGCGGCCTCGAGCCGTGCGACGGCCGGCATCCTGGACTCGTCGGGCCGTGCTGCGTATGCTGCCCAGTGCCCCCTGTGGAACGGACACCGGAGACGGTGACCGGTGCCGACGTCCCCCCATGATAGGCAGACGCGGCGACCATGGGGGGCGCCTTGTCACTTGGCTTACGTGTCCACCGAGCAATCACCCCGGCGGGGCGTTCACTCTGAGTGAATTGCCAGCGCCTCACGCTTGACCGGTGGCCACGTCAGCGACTTTGCTGACGACATCATGGGGATCACACGAGGGACCGTTGTGCTCGCGCTCCTTGCGGGGTGCGGCACGGTAACAGCGGAGGCGCCCGACGCGTTCATCCGCGAGGGTGATGACATCGACGCACGCACGGCGGGATTGCCCGACGCGTCGGGCTCGACGCCGGAAAACGGCAACGGTGATGGAGGGACACCGACGGCGGGAATGGTGCCGGTAGCAGGCGGGAGCTACTGGCAAGGGTGCACGGTGACGGATCCGGAGATCTGCGGCTACGGCGCGACGCCGTACCATCAGGTGACGCTCGATGACTACTGGATCGACCGCACCGAGGTAAGCCAAGCGGCGTACGCGGCGTGCGTTGACGCGGGCGATTGCCCGGCGCCGGAGGCCATCAACCGTGAGAGCAAAGCGCCGGTCGTCAGTGTGTCGTGGCCCGACGCGCTCCGCTTCTGTCAGTGGCGCGGCGCGCGCCTGCCGACGGAAGCGGAGTGGGAGCGCGCGGCGCGCGGCACGGACACGCGGCTGTATCCGTGGGGGGATCAGGCGCCGAGCTGCGAGGTGATCTACGGCGCCTGCCCCGGCGTGGTCGCCACCTACGACGTGGACATGCCGCAAGGCGCGAGCCCGGTCGGTGCCCTGAACATGGCGGGCAACGTCGAGGAGTGGATCGGCGACTGGTACGAGGAGAGCTATTACTCGCACGCGTCGGAGGTGCACAACCCGCGCGGCCCCGCGACCGAGCCGGTGATGCCCGGTGGCGCACGCAAGGTGCTGCGCGGTGGCTCGCTCTTCGATGGCACCCGGACGCAACGGTACTGGCGAGCGCACTACCGCACGAGCGCTGCGCCGTCGACACGCTCGAACTACCGCGGCTTCCGCTGCGCCTACAGCGAGGTGACGCCGTGAGCGTCCGCGTCGGAACGCCCCGCGTGCGGCGTCGATGGGCGGACACGGGTCTCGTCATCGACGTGCGCGACTTTGGCGTGGTGCTCACGTACACCCCGGACGAGGCGACCAGCCTCGCACAGGCGCTGCTAGACGCAGTTCGAGGGCCGCGATGAGTGGCGCGTACGATCGCGCGGCGACCGCGCAGGTACCGCAGCACGCGCCACAGGAGGCGCCACAGCCGACGCCGGGTAAGCGGGCCTTGACGGACAAGATGACCCGTCGCGAGGCGCCAGCGGGCAAGGAGAGCGCGCTCGAGCGTGCTGCTGCGCGGTGGATGCCAACCGAGCTGCGACATCAGCAAGAGGAAAGAGCCCAGAACCGGATCCACTTCGCACACCAGAACTACAAACTCGCGCTCCTCGGCAAGCGCCTCGAGCTGCTGTTCTCTCACTCGTCGGGCTGGGGTTTCGCCGCCGAGCTGGTTTTCGGGCTCGTCAGTTACAACGCGACCTTCGCGCTCGTCGGCGCGTTCGCTCGCCTGCGCAAGCGCGCGGGCCGCGCCATCGTCGAGGCGGAGTGGCGCGCCGCGCAGGGCGGTGACGCCGCGCTGTCGATGTTCTACACCATCGCCGAACGCGTGAGCGTCGAGCGCGTGCGCGACACCCTCTCGCACCTCGGCCGCTCGGTGCGCTCCGGGATCAAAGAGAAGACGAAGCACCTCGCGCCGCACGCCGATAGCAAGCAGCAGCTTATCTCCCTCGTCCACAACGAAGCCGACCACTACTCACTCGCGCTTCTCGACATGCTGCCGCTCCTCGACGACGACGACTTGATCTTGCTGAATGAGGCATACGACACCGACGCGCACACGTTCGAGACGTACGTGCGCGCCGTCGACGATCTCATCGCGCGCTACGAGTCGCAGGGAATCGAGAGCATCGGGCAGCCACACGGCGCGACCGAGCACCGCGGCCGCAACGCAGAGCCGGGGTTGCCGACGCGACTCGAGGCTGTCCGCTTCGTGTACGGCAAGCGCGAGCGCGTGGCACTCGTCGAGCGCGTCGTCGGCACCGAGGAGAAAGCGCCGCCCGTCGACGCGCACTCGCTGCCGCTGTGCCACTGGTCGCACTGGGTCGACGAGGATCTCAGCGGCGCCGCGGCTGGCGTGTACGAGCACCGAGTCGGCTCGGTGATGTCCATCGACGTTGAGGCTGGCGAGATACCGCCAGCGTGGGCACCGCAGGTATCGGTATGGATCGCGGGGGTGACGCCATGACCAAAAAAGAACTCAGCGTCGAGGAGCAAAACCGCATCCTCTCCAACCGCTTTGGCAACGTACAGAACGGCGCGCCGCCGGGCGGGCTGCCGAGTGACCCGTACTTCCTCGCCATGGCGGAGGAACGTGCGGCGAGGCGCTGGGGGAGGTGGCGCACCGCCGCATTCGTCGCGCTGTTTTCCCTCGGGTGCGTGACCGCTCTTTTTGTCGGCGCGACGCTGCGACGCCTCGAGCTGGAATTCCAGCTCGCCACCGCGCGCCGGGTATGCGAGCGCCTGCCGATCGCGCTACACGCGATGGAGACCGTCATCACGCGCGGCAGCCCCGACAGTATCGAGATCATGAAGCGCGCAGCCGCGGCGTCGATGATCCTGAACATGGTGCTCGGCCCGTGCATCGGCGACGACAACGCGCCGTCGTTCTACGCGCAGCGCCTCAGCGAGGCACCCGACTCCGCGGCGGTACACGCTGTCGTCGAGGAGATGACCGGGAGGCTGCGATGAGTCTACAGCATCTGCCGGACCGCGATGTCCGGTGCAGTAACGTCCGATGCGCCGAGCGGGACAGGAAACCACTCTACGTCGTGATCGTCGGCTGGCGCACGGTTCCCGGCGAGCCACCATTCGTACAGGTGGTGTTGTGCAAGGGGTGCGCTGAATCCTGGGACATCCATGACAAGGCCCCCATCGTCGAGGTGACGTCGTGAGCCGCGGCAACACCACCGCGCCAATGCGCGGCGACCCCAGCGGGCCGTCGGAGATCACGCGGCCGGAGTACCGCGCGGCCATCGCGCTCCTTGCCGACATGATGACGCTCCTCGACCAGCATCATCTCGCAGACGTCTGCCTACGCGCGCTCGATGGCTGGCCACGTGAACAGATCCGCGCAGGGTCGGCGCTCGCCAGCGCCATCCGCTTGCTCCGTCCAGAGATGCCACGAGGCACTGAGCCCTAGGCTCTTTTTTTGGCCCCGAGGGGAGGTCGGGCCGCCCGACCCCGTACATGCGGCACCCGAGGATGCGACGCACACCGCGTCGCTCCGTCGGGCGCTAGGAGCATTTGCGTGAAGAGAAGCAAGAGGCTAACAATCAAGCGCACCACCGTGGCCAACCTCAGCGAGGTGCGCGGCGGAGCGGCGGCGGACAGCGCGACGTCAATCCTATGCACGTGGACCGTGAATCCATACTGTCCGACGCAACGGATGCAGTGCAGCGACCTGTGGACGTCGGAGCTGTCCGCCGAATACCGGTGTTGGCCTGAGCCGTGAAAAAACCGGGCCGGCCGCGGGATCGGATTCCCACGCTCCCATAAATAGCTGACGACGGGTCGCCCCGTCAACAGAAATATCGTCGTACGATTTCCCTTGCGGTTCGTACGACGATACGCTATTGTCTTTTCACGATGACGAACGCGGACGTTACCCGGGACGAATCAGAGACCACCATCACGCTCGAGCGCTCCCTCGGGCTCGTCGACGAGAAGGGGCGCGCCGTCGGCGGCTTCGCGTCCATTAGCAAGGAGCCACGGTACCGGGGCTCATGGGTCGCCAAGTATGCGCCCGACGGCACCTACCTCGAGACGGTACACGTGCGGGGGGAGATCCTCGGGTACGAGGTCGAGATCCGGGCGACGCGTGACGGCGAGACGTACGGCGCGAGCCCGCGCAGCACGTACTACGGGACTCCCGAGGCAGCGCTCGCCGCCGCCATGAAGGGGCTCGCCGCGCAAGCGAAGCGCTACGCAAAGAAGTACGCCGCGAAGTGACATCTCGCAGGACCCGTGTCGTCGTAACGCGTCGTACGATTTATCTTGCGATTCGTACGACGCTCGTGTAGAGTCTTCTAACGATGACGAACACGGCGACCCTCGCGACCCTCCCCGTCCTCGCCGGTGCCTACCGGAAGAAGCTGTCCGCCACCGCCCTGCTCACCCACACGGTCAACCTCGCGACCGGCGCCGTCCTCTGCACCCGGGTCAACCCGGACCACATGGCGGATGAGTACGCGCACACCGAGGAGGAAGCGGCCGCGGCCCCCACGTGTAAGCAGTGCCGAGCGCGCGACCCTCGGTTCGTCTGAAGGGGGCGGGGCGGCGTCGTACGATTGCGCTTGCATCGCGTCGTACGAGTCTGTTACACTGGACTGGGGTGCGCCCCGCGAAAAATCAAAGGATTTGACGATGCCCGCTAAGATTTCCGACACCTGCAAGATCGCTCTCGGCAAGCACCCGGAGCGCGACATCTGGTTCGTCCTATGGACGGAGACGCTCACCGGTCGGCGTCCTCGCGCTCTGTCCGTCCGCCTTCTGCGACCGGGGCGACGCGTTCCAGGCTGCCGTCAACGTCGCGCGCGACCTGTCCGGCGACCCTCGCCGCATGCGGAAGCATGCCAAGTGGCTCGACGTGTCGCAGCACGGCATCACGTCGGACACGCGCGCCGAAGCGATTAGCGGCGACGGCTCGCTCTTCGAGCGCGCGTGCACCGAGCTGCGCGCTTCCGTGTGGTGATCCGCTGATCCGCTAGCTTGCGTCTCGTCGTACGATTCTAGTTGCGTCTCGTCGTACGATACTCTAGAGTCGTTTTCATGATGACGACGCGCACCGGCCGCCCCTCCGCTTCTAAGAAGGCCGCCAAGGCCTTCCTCACCCTCGCGCTCACCCACGTGGAAAGCGCGAGCATTCGCGCCTGGGCCACCACCGCCCACAACGGGCCGCTCTTCCTCGCCGAGGCGCAAGAGCGCCTCCGCGTCGGGCGCACCGATGCCACCACGTTCGCCACAGCGATCGTGTGCTTAGCCATCGGGCTCTAGGCCCCACGGGGGCGCTACCCCGCCGCGTCCCCGTACGACGATTTGCCGCTTGCACTCGTACGACGAATCATCTAGAGTCTTCTAACGATGCCGACGACGCCCCGCACCCGCCGCAAGTTTGTTGCTCTCCTGACCCTCGCGCTCCGCCCCGGCACCCCCGGCGAAGCGACCGCGGCATGGCTCGCGGTCGCGCGCGAGGGAGCCCGACTCGCGTACCCCCTCGACACTCTCTACGACGCGCACAAGGCGACGCTCGTTGACGAGCTGGGGATCTGGCCGCTCGTCGTCGACGCCTACTACGACGTCGCTGGCGTCGCCTGACACCACCCCGCAAACCGGGCCCCGATGTCGGGGCCCCTTCCTCACCCCCGGAGGTCTCTCATGTCCAAACCTACGACGTTCACCGCGTGCCTCGCCGCGCTCACGCTCGACGCGTTCCCGACCCTAGGGCTCGACTACAGCAACGCCGTACCCTGCGGCGAGTGCGACCGCTGCAAGGCGCGCGCTGCCGCGAAGGCCCGACGGTTGTGCCCCGTCGACGGATGCCCGCCATGCCCGTTCGACGGGGGGTGCTCGTGAGCAAGCTGCTGTCCCCTGCGATGATCACGGTGCTGCGCGCCGCGGCAGCGAGCAAGTACGGAACGGTGTCCCCGGGCAGCCTACACGGCAGCCGTCAGACGATCGACGCACTCGAGCGCCGCGGCATGCTCAAAGCAGTGTGGCGCCACGGATTCCGGCAGTACGGGATCACCGATGCCGGCCGCGCAGCGCTCGCGTAAAGCGCCGCGTCGTCACTTGCGTCTCGTCGTACGGGGGTCTGGCACGTCGAACCGACGTCATGTTCCACAGCGCGGTTGACCGGTGTACGCGATCACCGCAAAAAGGCCGCGCCGTTCTGCAGGGTTAGTATCGTCGTACGATTCTCGTTGCACTCGTCGTACGAGTCGTGTAGTCTCTCCTAACGATGAACGACACGACGACGACCCGCCCCGCCGACGCTACCGACCTCACCGTAGGTTGCGGTGTTCCAGTGGAACACCCGCGCCGTCAACCCCGACGGCACCCTCAAGGGGGCCCCTAAGGCTGCCGATGGTGCCTTCCGTGGCTACGCTGCGCACGGCTACGGCGACTACCTCCCCGGCGGAAACCCGATCTATCAGGGGCCCGTGCGTGAGTACTACGGCACCGCGCTCTCCGACTGCGACCCGGACTCCCCCGCGGCGCTGCGGATCGTCGGGTACTCCTTCTAAAAGCGACCCGCCCGAAGCGGGGCCCGGGATCGCCCGCCCACCGTCCTACGATTTCCAGTTGCATTCCGTACGACGAGTCTGCTACACATGAGAGCGTGGGGATCCGGGCCGATGCGCCGCGGCCCCCGCAGGAGCACCCGATGGCACGCAAGGTTACGAAGCCCAAGATCGTCCGCGCCCCCGACCTCGCCGATCTCCTCGACAGCGAGAGCTTTGCCGAGGCGCAGTCTCATCTCGCCGTGATCGTGTCCGCATTCGGCCACGCCGAATCCTGCGAGACGGCGGCGGACTTCCTCGCCAACCTGACCGACGCGCTCGGCGAGCTTGACGCGCTCCGTGACGCGATCAACGAGTGCCTCACCGAGGCCGGATGAGTCGTCGCGTCGTGCACGCACGCGCGCAGGGTGGCGCTCTCTGCAGCCGCACCGTCGTCGCGCCGACGACGGTGGTACGCGCCGACGTCACCTGCCAGAAATGTCTCGCAGCACTCAAGGAGTTTCCGTCATGGCCAAACTGACTCCCGTCCCCGTCCGTGATCACGTGCGCAAGCTCCTCGACGCTGGCGACGAGTCGACCGCCGCCCGCATGCTCGCCGCCGTCACCCCCCGCGGCCCCGTCAAGCCTGGCCCGGTCCCGCGCGCTGGCGAGGCTGGCAAACCCGTCACGTTCAAGGCCAGCGCCGACGAACGCGCCATGTACGAGGAGCAAGCGCTCGAGGACGGGTTCGAGAAGCCGGACGGATCGGCCAATCTTAGCGACTGGATCCGCGACTGCCTTACGGCGCGCATTGAGGCAAGCGCCCCGGCCCGCCGCCGCCGCTGATACATCCTTCCGCAGAGAGTGTACGAGAAAGCTTGACCCCGGTCAGCGCGCGTCGTAACGGAGAATGAACGTGTCGTAGGTTTCAGTGAACGGAACCCACCGACACCGACATCCTCCGGGGGGGACATGGCGACAGCGGACAGGGAGCAGGGGGCGGACCTATCCGAGCACGAGCGCACGGCACTGCGGGTGCTGCGGCCGCTCGTTCAATCGGCTCTCAACCACGCCAGCGACGAGCTAATCAGCCGCGGCCGACAGCTTGAGCTGTCGCGCTGCTTCGAAGCGCTGGCGGTGATCGATCGGCTCATAGGGAGCGCTGCCGCGACCTACAGCCGGGAAGAGCACCAGCTCACGTGTATCCGCGTCGGCACCGCCGCCGGGTACACGGTGGCGTTCTCGAGCGATGGCACGGTGGCGTTTTTACCTGACGGTTGCGCCATCGACGAGTTACTCGAGGTAGAGGGCCCGATTGACGAACCGCTTCGGCAGTACCTAGCCGCGCTCGACACTCATCACGAGGCGTTTGCAGGCTGGGTGCGGGCCACGAGCGACGCCCCCGAGGGCGAATCGTGAGCGACACCGACGAGCTGCAGCGAACGCTCGCGAACGCTCGCACGCGATTGGCGGAGTCTGACAGCTACGTGTGCGCCCTCCTCGCGCGCGTGCAAGAGCTACAGGCGGAGCGTGACCTCGCGCAAGCCATGTTGCGACGCGCTGCACAGGCGACCGTCCGACTCCTCGAGCTGGTGCTACGTGTCGCGAATAGATGACGCTTCACTCTATCCGGGCGCAGCTCGGGCGCGCCGTGCTTGTGCGCGAGTGCATGCCGATGCTCGCGGTCGCGCTTGCCGTCGGGATCGCGTGCACGTCGAGGTGCCGTGAGACATCGCGAATACCCGTGCAAGGAGCAGGGATGCGGCCGCCCAGCGTGGCAAGGGAGAGCGCTCTGCGAGATGCACACGCGCCAGAGGCGCGAGGCCAAGCGCGCGCGCGCGGCGTCGCGGCGCGCGGGCCGCGGGACATGCCTCAATGCGGACTGCGGTAACGCGGTCGTGTACGGCAGCGAGCTGTGCGTACCGTGCACCGTCGTCGCGCGACTCGAGGCGGAGCGTATCGCGGCGCCGCGACTCGAGGCGGAGCGTATCGCCGCAGAGAACGCAGCGCACGACGCGGCCGCGGCAGCAAGCACGTCAACGTGGGAGCTACCAGATGTCGTACCGCGCTGGCGTCCGCCTATCGTCGTCGTCGAGGAGTCGCCGCCGCCGCCACCACCACAAGAGGAGCCACCTTTGTTCGCCGACGTCATGCAACACATCGCCCCGCCCGGGCGCCGCATCATCGTGACGCCGCCCGCGCCGCGGCAAGCGCCCGCGCCGACGACGCCACCGGCGCCGATCCCTGTACCGGCACCGCCGCCGCAAGCGCCACCGAACCGGTATCCACCATTGCGAGATGCCATGGCAGACAACGGAATCCCGACCGACATGGTTCCGCGCGTGCGCGCGTTGCGACGCCGCGTCGAGGAAGCGCCGCTGAATACGGCAGCGAAGAAACTGTATGACGATGCGCTCGTCGCTGACATCGTCGCCACCGCGAACGAAGTGATCGCTCGCGGTGGTTCGCAAGCCAACTTCTCGCGCGCTACCAACCTTCCGCAACCGAGCGTGAGCAACTGGCGGCGCGCGGCGCGCGAGGGGTTGTCGTACCGCAATCCGCCGCACCGGAGGCGCGACGAGCCACGACTCCGCACGCCGCGCGCCAGCATTCGCGTCGAGGAGGCGCTTGCTGCGCCACGTCCAACCCTTGCGCCCGTTGCAGCGAGCGCGTTGCCACAGCTTCCGACGACACCGCCACCCAAGGAGCCGACCATGCCAGCACCGACGACGATCCCTACCAAGTCCAAGCGCACCGCGCCGAACGGCAAGCCGACCAGCGACACCCTACACCGCGCCGTGGCGTCACTCCTCGATCTCGAGGAGATCGGCGCGATGGACGCCGAGACCGTGGTCGCCTCGCTGCGCGGTGTGCTCGCGCGCATGGATGGATAGTCGTGAGCACCGACAAGCCGCTCGCCGACATCACCCGGCGATCGTTGCTCGAGGCGCTCGTGCGCGAGATGCCAGCCGACCAGGTGGAGATCTGGATCGCTGCGATCGAGCGCTCGCAGCCGCGCAAGCGCCCCGGCGCCAAAAAGTAGCATCACGCGCGCGCGAGCCTTAGCCTAGGAGAGCTGTAGCAGTACCCACCCGACGACGGAGCAAGCGATGCCGCAACGCAACGGACTGCCAAAAATTCCACGCGAAATTCTCGACGAAGCGATCGCCAACGGATGGAGTGTGGCGCGCGCAAAAGGCGACCACTTGCGATGGACCAATCCACGGGCCACGCGCGTCGTGTTCTCAGCGGGGACACCGTCCGATCGCCGGACATGGTTCAACCATCTAGCCTCGCTCCGTCGAGCGTTACGCGGTTCGGCACCGTGAACGATCAACCCGAGGGAGGCGAGGAGAGCGCGCGCAACGTTGACGTGCACGTGACCCTGCAGCAAGGCCAGCGCGGGAACGCGATCCGGGCCCTCTTGCAAGAGTACGACGGCAGCGAGCGGATCATCGCGGCAGCCGGTTCGACCCTCCTGCTCCTCGCGGAAGCGATCGACCATGCGATCACGTCATCGCAGGGCAAGCGCGGCGAGACGCGCATCGTGTTGGAGATCTCGTCGAGGAATGGCGACGTGCCGTCGTTCCATATCGGCTGGTTTTCAAACGCCGAGTGCAAGCGGATGGACGCGGAGTCGTGAGCGAGGAGGAGCCACGCGACCCCGGCGTGCTGTCGCTGTCGCTGCACAAGCGTCACCGCGACCTCGAGCAAGACAACGAGCGCCTCGCCTCTGAGCTGGCGGAGCTGCGCCAGCGGCTGCGCGCACTTGATGGCGGTATCACGACTGGGGAAATCACGAAGCACTCGCGAGAGCCGTGCAAGTGGCATCTGCGCGTTATCGTCGACGAGACAACGCCCGTTGTACGGTGCTCGGACTGCAACACCAGACTCGACGCGCACACTGTGCTGCTGCAGTACGCGAAGGAGGAGCGTCGCTTCCGCTGGAGTGAGACGAGCGCGAAGGAGGAGCGGAGCAAGCTCCTTGCCGAGATCCAAATCTTGAAGCGGCAACGCTCTCGCCTCCGCTCGCAGGTGAGGAAGGCAGGCGGCACCCCGTGGGAGTCGTGGCACAAGGAGCCAACGTGAGACTCTGGTATTGGCTATCGTTCGCCGACAACAACGGCAGCCGCGGCGCCGCGGTGGTTCAAGGCGACAACTTCCGCCACGCCGTCGACGAGGCATGGCGACTCGGGATCAACCCAGGCGGCGAGGTATTCGGCGCGCCCCTTCCGCCGGGACTCGCTGAGGAGCTATACCCCGAGTGGCTCGGCATGCTGATCCCGCGTGACGTGTTGCTCAAGATGGAGAGCGTGGAGATCGTCGACACCGACGGGAAGTGCGTGGAGTGCGAGCGGCAAGGGTTCCAAAGCGAGGAGGATGTCTCGTGAACCCCACCACGCCCACGCACGAGGAGCTGCGCGCCGCGCTCCGCATCGCAAACGAGATCGTCATGCATCAGCGCGCGCCCGACGAGACCGATGTTTGGCAGCTCGCATACGCGCTCGTCCGGTTCGGCGAGGCGACCGCGCATTACGAGCGGTGCATCACCTGGGAGATGACGTGTATGCGGTGCGCCCGTACGCTCGATGCGTGCTATGCGGCGGACTGTCGCGCCGAGGAGGCGGAGTCGGCGCTTGCTGTGGCGCTTGCCAAGCGGGGCCCGCCGAGCGGCGTGCTCACGTTGCTCGGCGTGGCGCTGTGGTGGTCGGCATGGCTGGCGATATGGGGCGCCATCGGAGCCCACTGCTGCGCCGACTATCTGGCGGGCTGGACCGCCACGGTCGACGACGATGCCGCGAAGCAGGCAGCCGATGACTATCTCGCCTGGCGAGGCTGCGCCGAGGAAGCCTCGTACTGCCGCCGTACCGGCGGGGTGCCCACCATCGCCGATCTCTTGGAGGACAAACCGTGATCATCCGCATCGACGTCGAGCCGACCGATGACCGGCACCGGATCGAAGGCGTGGCTGCCGCGGTCAGTCTCATGCTCGCCAGTGGGGACATGGTGCTCGTCGGAGAGGCGCGACCGCGCGCATCGCATCCGATGGCGGACGACGGCAGCGGCCCCACCGTCGGCGGCGAGGTATGACGGCGCCCGCGTGCCTGTGGTGCGGGGAGCCGGTACTCCCTGACGAGGAGCAAGAGCCGACGACGGTGATCGGCGATCGCATCTTGCGGCACTACGAGTGCGCGGCGCGCGCCGTCGTCGGCTCGGTCGGTCACCAGCTCGGGCTCTGCGCGTGCAACGGCGGGCCAGGGACGCTCGATGATCCGTCGCGCATGGGCAAGCGCAGCGCAGCTCGCCTCGCGCTACTGACGTCGCAGGCGCTGTGCAGCGCCGCCGAGCGCGGCACAGCCGAGCTGGCCCGGGTGACGGCGGTGCTGCGGATCGGCGCGGTGGCCGCCGAGGAAGCGGACTGACGTGCGCACCCCGGCGCCCTAACAGGTTCGGCGCCGCCGATCGGCTCTCCGCCGGCATCGACCGGAGGCGCAGCGCCAACCTTCCCATATAGACATTCCCCCTGACACTGGTTCAACGTTCCAGAATTTTCAGCGACATACGTGCACACCCGTTCGCACTGGTGCACACTCAACCCCTGGAAAACGCTATTCTTTTGGTTCTTCACGAACCACATACTCCAACTAACCGTTATGAAATTATTCAGGTTTCATACTCGTACGACGAATCATATAGACGTCTCCCCCGCGCGAGCGTAGGGTCATCTTCATGCCCGACCCAGCCACCGAACAAGAGGAGCGCGCTCGCGAGCGCGCTGCTAACGCATTCCACGACCACCCTAGCAACCCCAGCACATGCGCCGCCGCGCGAGAGGCAGGCTGGCGCCGGTGCCCGTGCGAGGAGCGCTGGCGCGACTACGTGGAGGTGATGCCGTGAACCTCTCCGCTGCCCGCACCGTCACCACCTCGCAGGCTCCTCGGAAGCGCGTCCGCGCCGGTGGCCGCATCGTCTGGGAAGCCTACGGTGCACACGAGGGGGAACAGTACTTCCTCGGCACTCAGCCGACCGAGGAGGAAGCGCAGGCGCGGATCGACGACTTCGCGTACAAGGTCCGCGAGCGCAAGCGGCAGATCGCCGCCGGTCAGACGCCGATGCCGCTCGTCAGCATCACGCTCGCGGATGCCGCGAAGGAGTGGCTCGAGTGGCTCGAGAACCCGGACAACACCGGGCACCGAAGTCGGAGCAAGTACGAATCACAGCTCCGTCTCCACATCCTCCCGGCGTTCAAGGATGGCAACGTGACGCTCGAGGAGATCACTCCGGCGATGGTGCGCACGTGGCTCACCAACCTGACGAAGAAGAAGGGGAACGCGAACGGCCGCAAGGATGTCCTGCTCAAGGCACAGACCGCGAACACCGTGCGCATCTGCTTCTCGAGCTTGCTGACGTGGTGCCGGAAAGATGTCGACTACCTCGCGGTGAACCCGATCTCGAACACGAAGCAGCTCACGACGCGCAAGCGGATCTTCTCGTACATCCATTCGCTCGGCGACGTCACGAAGCTACTCGCCGCCGTCGAGGGGCGCTACCGTGAGGCGACCGAGGACGCTCGCGAATTCCTCGGGCTCCTCGTCGCCACCGGCATGCGTTTCGGCGAGCTGCTGTCGCTGCACTGGGCCGACGTACATCTCGACGAGCGATTCATCCACGTGTGCTCGGGCGGCCGCGGTCGCACCGCGTTCGAGACGCGCCCGACGAAAAACAAGAACGGCGAACCTCGCAACATTCCGATCCTCGACGCTGCGCTCCCCATCCTTCAGGCGCGCCACCTACGCACGAAGGGGCAGGGATTCGTGTTCGCGTCGCCGCGCGGCGGCATCCGTCGCGAAGGACCGTTCACGACGATCTTCAAGCGCGCGCTGAAGAAGTCCGGCATCGAGCGCCCTAGCAAGCTGCCGCTTCGCGTGCACGACCTTCGGCACACGTTCGCGGTGCACTGGGTGTCGACCGGCGGCGACATCTACTCCTTGAGCAAAGTCCTCGGGCACTCGAGCGTGCGCACCACCGAGGAGTACTACGCCGACTATCAGGTTCAAAACTACGTCCAGCACTACCACCGCGTCGGGTTTCGCTTTCCCGTCGCCGATGCCACCGTCACTGCTCTCCGCGCCGTCTGAAAGGCCCCGCCATGCGCATCATCCTCGCCGCCGTTCTCTTCCTCTCCCTCGTCGCTTGTGCCAGCGACGACGAGCCTACGCCCCTCGACATGCCCGACGCGGCACCGCCCGACGCGGGCATCGACGCCAAACCGGAGAGCGACAACGCGCGCGCTCTGTTCACCGCCGAGTGCGAGATGATCGCGACCTGCGCGCTCCTCTACGATACCCCGCAGTACCGGCCGCACGTCGATGCGTGTGTGCGTGGCGCGATGCAAGCACACTGCGACTACCTCGGCGCCGACGCGTGCAACGAGCCGATCAACCCGACGATCGCCGCGCTCGCGGAGGAGTGTATCGCGGCGTTCAATACGATCGCCACTGAGGTGCGCGTTGAACACAACCGCGACAAATGCGAAGCGATGCCATACCCCGCGCACTGTCGTACGACGCTCTTCCCTCGTCGCTAGCTGTCGACCTTGCGTGTCACGAACGTCGGATAGGGGTCGGCTTTCCGGCGCGGGTCGATGTCCACGTGACCACACTCGAGCGCCGCCACGGTGACGCGCCGCCCCTCCGGGTGCACGAGCGTCACCTCGCGAGCGAGCGCTGGCCAGCGCAGTAGCAGCGCGTCATGGATGCGCCGCCGCGCGGCAAATTGCGCCGCGGTGTACGCGTGCCACCGGCGCGAGCCGACGAGCACCAGCTCCGCTTCAGGCACGAGCGGTCCCGCGCCGCGGCCCCGCGGTGCGCTGTCGCTGGCCTTCTGTCCGGCGAATGGCCACGCTCGCCATGCCGGTTGCGCCGCTTCGAATTGCTGCCGCGTCGTGTTCCAGGCCGCGTCGACCATGCGCACCTCGCCAGCGTTGACATACTCAACGCCGATGCTGCACTGGTTCGCAGCCACGGCACGCGCGCCGACGAGCACGCGCGCCGCGCTGTCGCTGCCCGCATGCCACGCGCCGCACGTGAACGGGATCGACTGCCAGATCTCGCCGCGGTGATCAACGAGCACGTGCCAGCTCGCCTCGCGTCCACCTCTCGCGCGGATGGCGGCGAGGAGCGCCTCGGAGATCGGGCGCCCCTTGCTGTCAAGCCGCGGCGTCGCGGTGCCATGCGAGACGAGAAGCACGGGCCCCGTCGATGCGAGGAGCGGGGCCTTGCTCCACTTCGGTGACGTATCATGGTGCACGTCGCGCCCCTGTAGTCGGCCCTCCGCGTCGACGAGGAGATCCGGATCCGGCTCTTCGATGTCGCGCTCGTCCTGCCCGCACTCGTACTGCGCTTCTACCTCGCGCATCACGCGCGACAGGAACGCGAACGGGAACGGAAACAGCCACGTCACAGGAGTACCCTCTGCGGTCGCAGCCGATCGAGCACGTCGCCGAAGGCGAGCCGGTTCGACTCCTCTCGATCGACCGCGCCGAGGTACTCACGGATCGCGGCGCGCTCTTCCCACTCCTCGAGCACGACCGCAACGTCAACCCCGACAACATCCGCCAGCTCACGGCACCGTCGGTGGTACGAGCCATCGGGATCGCGCGTGACGTCCGATCCTCGGACAGACGCGGCATGCTCTTCAGCGAAGCGGAGGTTGCGCGCTGCCCGCTCGAGTGCTCGCTGCGTCTGCTCCGCAGAGCGCCCACGTGAGCCGGAGGTGCGCGAGGAGCTGCGCCGTCCATCCGGCGAGTGCGTCTGCGAGGTGATGGGGGACCGGCGGACAGGCATGGTCAGCGCGCTCCTTCGCCGGGCAACGTCTCATCGAGTCCAACATCTCGAGCACCAGCGGTGGCGGTTGCAGGTTCGGCGCGACGGTCAAGCACGGACGTGGTGGCTCGCGCACTATCGTCGGCGGGCGCGGTGTCGTCGTCGACACCGGCGGCGATGACGGACAACTCCGCGAGCAAGAGGTCAGTGCCATCGTCGACAGCAACACCAATGCGACCACGTGCCCATTCCTCGAGTGCATCGGCTCTCCTCGTCGCGCGCCGGATCTCCCCGGCGAGTCGCTCTTGCTCCATCTCGGCGAAGTGCTCCGCGTAGTCGAGCCGACGCTCGAAGCGCTCCGCCTGCACCAGCGCCGCGGCACGCTCGCGACCGTCAGCGCGCACGACGCTCACGATCCACATCGCGGCTCCGATTAACGCGGCGATGGTGGCGAATGCGCCGACGAGCGCGACGGTCACCGCGGCACGTTCACCGGCGGAGGCGGAGGCATGACCGTCATCACGTCCGCTGCCTTTCCCTTCGGCTCCGGTCGCCACCACAGTGAGAACGTCGAGCCGATGACGCCAATCAGGACCGTGTAATCGATGCCCGTGGTGGTGCCGATCTCGACGAGCGTGGCGACGAGTAAGCCGATGACACCGGTCAGGAAGGCGCGCACCTTCGAGCTGCCGAGGTGCAGCGCGTTGACGACGCCGCTCGTCGGGTACCGCTCGACAAGCCAATAGAGCAGGCGCGCCACGCCGAGAAGGCAGAGGACGATGCCCACGGTGTACGCGCCCGATGCGAACGCCGTGCGCGTACCGTCGACGATATCGACCGGGCCCGGGATCGGTTGCGTCGATGGAACCGGCAGGTCGGGCAGCTCTTGCAAGATCATGGCTCCTTCCCTTCTCGCGCGACCGCGCGCAGCTCGCCGATCAACGTGACGAGCGTTGTGTCTCCCATGAGATCATCCACGGGGATTCCATCCGACGTGAGCGCGTCGAGGCGCTCGGTAGCCAGCTCCGCCTCCGCGTACGCCAGCGCGGACTTTCGATCCGCCTTGCCGAGTCGCGCCTCGACACGGTCACTCATCCGCGGCCGGTTCGGATCCGGAAGCGAGCGCTCGACGGCGGCAAGCGTTCTATCTGGGGAGTCCGACATGCTGCGTATCCGCATCGGTGATGCGTCGCGCGCGGCGACGCTCGAGGATGTCGGCGGCAGTGTTCGCGCGCTCGACGAGTCGCGCGATCTTTTCCGCGCTCTTGTCCGCCTTCGCTTCGTACCGATCGCGGAGCGCGTTGTTGTCGCGCCACAGCCGGACGATCGCGTACATCTCAGCGACGCACATGATCCCGAGCACGCCGTAGCTGCTAAGCGCCTTCCACATGATCACGAAGTCCATCGCGTCACGGCGGTGGGTGATCGAAGGTGTACTTGAGCTGACCGAGGATGTTGCCCGCGCCGTCGGTACTGAAGAACACGACGAGCGCCTGAATGACATCGCCAGGCGACTCCGACGGCGCGCCGATCATGGTGTCATTGCAGTCCATCACTAGCTCCGCCCACGTCGCGCTGCCGCTCGCGGTGATCGGCACAGTGAAGTTGAAGGATGACGAGTCTGCGCCGGCGCTCGTGATCTGATAGGCGAGCGCGATCGAGCACGACGTGCCGGCGCCCTCCTTGCTGTATACCGCGCGAACCTCGCGCAGACGATCTCCGTTGCAGAGCGGCAACTGAAACCCGATGGATCCGGCGGCAAGCGAATCCCAGCGCAGCCCCGTCGGAGTCCAGTTGGCAGGGTTGGTAGGAAACCCGAGCGTGAGTGGCATCAACGTCGTGACGTCACCGTGCTGCCCCGCCCACGCATCGATCATCTTGTCCTGCAGATCGTTCAAGTCGTACGACTTGACCGGCGCCTCGGGGGTATACGTCGTGTTCCTCGTGAGCGGCAGCGTCATCAGATCCCCCCCAGCGGTTCACGATCGCAGACAGTCTCCCGGTTGTCGCAGAGCAGGATGCGAGTTGAGATCGCCGCACCGTGCGTGTGCGCCGGCTTGAGCTTTGTCACCACCGCGCGAGCGCCTTGCATGTCAGGCGACCCAGGCAAGAGCGGATCGCGGTACGCGTACCACCGGAATGGTCGCGTCCCTCTCGGCGTGCGGGTCAGAAAGTCATCGAAGAGAGCGTGGATGGTCCCGCCGATCGCGGCACCGGGATCGACCGCTACACCGGCCTCATAGGGCACCACGTCCCAGGCATAGGACGCGTCCACGTACCCTTCCTCGGGACCGGTGAGACTGTACCCCGGGCGATACAGCCCCGGCGCATCGGCGATCACGCGCAGCCACACCGGCGCCGCCGGAGTCCACGCACCCGGCAACGTCGCGAGCACGGTGTCGACACCAGCCACGCGAGCCACGAGCCGGTGCACGCCGCCACCATCGTTGCGGACGCCGACGTACAGCATGCTCGGGCTCCTCACGAGCACGAGTCCGACGAGCATCGTCGTCGGGAATGCCGGCACACTGGCCAGCTTGACGAGCACGACGATCTCACCTTCGCCCGACGACAGCGCGACCGTCGCGCGCGTCGCCTCGTCGAGGCCTTCGAAGATCCGCAACTGTCCGCTAGCCACACCCCACAAATCTTCGTCGGGCACGACATGCCAGCGCAGGGGATCGAGTGCGGTGTCGAAGCCGTCGACGGTCTCGTTGCTGAACTCAAGGATCGCGATGTCGTCGGCGTCCTGATCGAATAGCTCCGCCAATGCCTCACGGATCGCGGGACGCGAGTAACCATGCTCGCGGCGGAAGAGCGCAGCGAGTCGCGCGCGCCGCACGTCGAGCGAGTCGCGCGCGCGGGGCGCGATGCCGCGGATACGCTCCCACCGCTCGACGTGCTCACGGTAGGCGCTGTCCGGCAGCCACGTATCGCGCAGCTCCTCGACCTTCGCCACCGCGTAGCCAAGCGCCTGCCCCACCACACGCATCACGCGGCCGATGCGCGTGCCCGGCGACATGAGCCACTCGAGCCCCGGCGGTAGCAACCCCGCCAGCATCGCGAGCCCCTGAGGCTGGTAGCGCGACAGCCGACGCCACGTCGCGCGGACTTCCTCCGGCGTGATCTCGTAGTCGGTAACGCGCAGCTCGTCGAGAACGCCGTCGAGGTACTGATCCTCGTTACCGCCCGAACCGACGTACGTCTCTGACACGGTTGTGCCGCGGATGTCGCCGTGCGTGTCGACGCCCTCCGCGATCAATTCCTCGCCAACAAAGAAGCGAACCACGACGCGCGAGGTGGATTCCCACCGCCGCGTCACCGTGAGCAGGATGAACTCGTCGTCACCTCGGTGAGGGAAGGTCGCGCTCTGCAGTCCGCCATCATCCCAGTACGCGTCGACGGTGACGATGCCCGCCACCGACGACAGCCGCACGCCGAACGAGATGCCGGGATCGAGGGGGAACCCGCGCTGGTAAATCACACCGGGATCGCCGCCGCTGTCGCGCACAGAAACGATCGACTGCAACGAGACATCACGCGTCGACAACGTATCGCGCTCGGCGAGATCGGCGGCGGAGATGGACTGCCCGCCATCAAAGGACCGACCGCGACCCGTCCACGCATCGGCGCTCGTCGGTGGATCATCCCCCGCGAGATCGTCGAGGTTGCCGGCGCTGTCCGACGGCCGGACACCATCGGGCTCGGCGAGGCGGAGCATCACTAGGCTCGGGCCCTGCAACCCGAGGTTGCCGTGTGTGGCTTCGGGACTCGGCAGCGGAGCGCCAGGCTCGATGGTTCCCGAGGGGATCTGGAATACAAAACGGGTCACGTTGTCACCACCCCGTGATGGTCCACTTCAACCGTTGAAGGACGAGCTTGACTGCAGCGTCGCTCGCGGGGACGTTGGCGCCGATAGCGACGGCGGCGAGCGTGAATCCGCAGAGCGCTGGCGGCGAGACAGGAAACACGCCACCGCCGAGCCCCTTGGTACCGTCGGTCGGCGTCACGTATGCCGCGGCAGTCTTCGCTTTGTCGGTGTACATGATGGCGCGCGTCGTCGCCGGATCCGACAGCGCGCAGAGCGGGTGCACGAGATCGTCGGCCACCGGGTTTGTAGTGGCGTCGTCAGTGTTCACACCGCCGACGGAACACCGGAGTGGCTGCGCTCCGGTGTTCACGATCCCGATGCCGTAGTTGCCCGCGATGTTCAGGAGCCCGCGCGTACCGCCGGGCGCCGTCTGCGCAACAAAGTACGTCAGCCAGAATGCGGCGGTTGCGACCGGACTCGTGCCGACGCCGAGCCCGTGCGCAAAGCGCTGCGACGTGGTTTGATTGAAGCCGATCGTGAGGCGCGTCCAACCGGGCAGCGCTTGCTGATACAGCGGCACGCCGTTCGCGGTAAGCACGACGCCGCCGGGGCCGCTGTCAGCGAGGTTACCCGACGCCTCCTGGCACAGGTAGAGATTCTGGATCACGAGCCCGACCAGCGACCACTGGAACGCGTTGACGGGGACTCCCTTGCCCGACGTGGCATCGACCGGGATATCGATCGTCAGCGTCTGGTTTCCGGACACCGCGCCGAGCGTGGCGGTGATGACGCTAGCCCCGACGAGCACAGCTGCGATCGATCCGGCGCTCGCGACAGTGGCGACACTCGGCGTGCCGCTCGTCCATGTTGCGCTCGAGGTGACATTCGCGGTCGCACCGCTCGGGTACGTCGCCGTAGCGGTGAATGCCTGACGGTCCGTCGACAGCACCGGGATCCACGTCGGTGCGGTCGGCGCGACGGCGATGGACGTCGGCACCATCGCGAGCGTGAGCTGGGTGTTGCCCGACACCGCGCCGAGCGTGGCGGTGATCGTCGAGACTCCGTTAGCCACCGGCGCCGCTTGTCCCTGCGAACCACCGGTGTTCGAGATCGTCGCGACCCCGGTGGCACTCGAGGCCCACGTCACACTCGTCGTGAGCGCTGCCGTCGTCGCGTTGCTGTACGTGCCGGTGGCCACCATCTGCTGGCGATCGGTCCCGAGCGTCGGCGCCCACGTGGAATTAGCGGGCGTCACCGCGATCGACGACAGCGTGATCACGACGCTGATCGTCGTGCTGCCAGTGACCACTCCAAGGGTGGCCACCACCGTCGAGGTACCGGCCGTCACACCAGACAGCGCACCGCCGCTCGTGATCGTCGCGACCGCAGGGGTACCCGTGGACCACGTGACCGTGCCCGTGATGTCCGCCGTCGAGCCGTTGCTATAGTGGCCAGTAGCCGTCATCTGGCGCGTATCGCTCGGGCTCGACGGCGAGAACGTAGACGCAGCCGGTGTCACGTCGATCGACGTGAGCGTTACTTCCACCACGCCGCCGCTCGGCGTGACGTTGCCGGCTGCGTCGACACCGTCGACATCAATCGTGACCTCAGCACCAGCGGGCCAGCCGTCATCACGCACGATCTCGAAGTGCAGTCCGCCGGCGATCGGCGTCGCCGTCGATGCCACGGCGTACCCCTCGCAGAACTCATCGTCACGGTACACCGTCGCCGTGCCTGGAACGCCCGTGATCGTACAGCTCAGTACGACGAGCGCGAGCCCCGGCTCGATGTCGGTCACGTCCAGCTCGATCGGCGTCATCCGCGCCGTGCCATAGCTCGAGGGGAACGCACCCGGCGAACCCGGCGCGAGATCGGGCAACGGTGCGACGTTCCCGATCACCGGTGGCTCCGCATCGGCGGGGAGTGTGCCGAGCTGCGGGATGAACACACCGGAGCCGAAGTTTTTCACTTCCATACCGGCACCGATCGCGAGCTTGACGGTGTCGAACGGGAAGCCATGCCCATCGAGCGTCGCCATTACGACATCACCGGCGCCGCACCCGGCGTACCCGGTGTCCCATTCCACACGAGCACGTAGTCACCAAAGCCAACGTACTGCCGACTCGAGTCATTCGGGTACGTATCCCCGTCGGCAGCGGCCGCATTGCCCGCGTAGATGTCGACCAGATTGCACAGCTTGCCACGCGCGCCGACGGTGGTGGACCACAGACCGAGCGCCATCACTGGCCACTGCGACGCCTGCAGCTCGAGCACAGTGGTGTAGACCTGAGTGATCAGCGATCCCGTGGTGCCTTCCATGGACACGTACAGGGAAAGCGTCGCCGCACCACCGCCGCCGTTCGCGCGGCACTTCCACACCGGAGAGGAAGTCCATCCGGTCACCGCCGGTGCGGTGGTGCCTCCGGTCGCGACGACCGCAGGCGCGAACGTCGCAGGCGCGACGACCGCACTCGTCACCGCCTCGATGATAAAATGCGTTACCCACACCCCTGCGCGCGCGACGAGGAGCATCAGAGCGGACCCATCGGTTGCGTACGCGGTCGACCAGATGCGATCACCGTTCGTCGTCGCGTTGCCCCACGCACCACCGGCCGTCGCGGTGCCGACGATGAGTACCTCGTCGGTCGCCGTCGGCGAATAGCGAGCATTGGTCGCATTGATGACGAAGAGTCCACCCGGCGAGTACGTGATACGCGCCTGGTCGTCAGTAGCGCCGACGAAATCGACGAGGAGATCGATCCCACCCAGGTTCGCCAGCGTCACGACAAACCACGCGTGCACGGTGGTGTTCGAAGCACCGCGCACGAACTCCGCCGCGGCGCCGATGCGATCAGTGCCGTCCATCGCCGCCGCTGCGTTGTCCCCGCTACCCTTCACCGTCGCGCCGGGAACCGCCTTGAGCATCTCCTTGAACGCGTAGAGGATCGCCTGATGCGTGTCGAGGAACGCCGCGTAGATGATTCGATTGTTGACGTTGTGCGTCCACGTCTTCGCTTTCGTTGGCATCGTCATAGGTGCGCTCTCCTCACGAGCACGCGACCGGGCACGAGCAACCCGATCGTGTCGTCATTGGGATAGCTGGGGTCGGTGGCTGCGACTGTCGTGGCTGGTACCGTCGCCGCTACGTCAAGCACGCCAGGCACCAGACTCGCCACGCGGATGATCGCTGCTGGCCGCACGCTGCCTTCCCATGCACCGTATCGATGCTCGTCGGGATTCGCGGTGCCAAGGTTGTTGAGATGCGAGAGCAACGCGCTGCGCACCGAGTTGACGAGCGGCCCGCCGCTATAGACGGTATCGGTTGCCACCGGCTCGGGCCACGGCGCTGTCTCGAGCACGACCGCGCTCGTACCCGATAGCGACTCGATCACGTACTGCTCACCGGTGCCACCGCCCGCGGTCGGTCTGATCGCGATGCGATGCCCCGCCTGCATGGTCTCGGGTCGCGTCGTGGTGAACGTCAACGTCCGGGTGCCGGACACCCACGTCAGCACGACGAGCGGCGTCGCATCGTCCCAGTCGAATAGATACTGTTTCTCCCCGGTGGTGATCACCGCCGCCTCGACATCGATCGGCTCGGTGAACACCTCGAGCACGCGCATAGCGCGCACGCTCACCGGGCGCAGCTCCTCGAGGTCGGCTTGCAACGCGCCGCGCTCACCAGCGGAGAGCAGGCGCGCGGCGCCGCTGCCGAGGTGCAGCGCGGCGACGTCAACGGAGCCATCGCCAGCGCGGCCCGGGTACGCGTACGCGTACGCGATGCCAGTGGTGCGGAGCGCCCACTGGCGGTAATCCTCCTGCGCGCCGCCGAGCGGTGGCGAGTCGAAGCGCGAGAGGATACGCAGCCGGTACGCGCCATCGCTCTCAACGTCCTCGCCATCCTCGTCGAGATCGAGCACCAGCTCGGCCGTCTCCTCGAGCCCCACTGGTGTCGCCGTGAACGTCAGCGTCTCGCCAGCGTTGAGACGGGTGACGCTGCCGGTGTCGATGGCCACGATGTCGACATCGACGGAACCACCGACGGGAATCACCGCCGCTTCGTTGACCTTGAAACGCAGTCCGCTCGCATCGTGCGTGAGCATCGCGCCGAGCGGCACCGTCGATGTCGGAACGCCGACGACGCGGAGCGCGTTGTCGCGCCGACTCGGCGTCGACGCCTTGCGCGGGACACCGTACAGGTTGCCCCAGCGCGCAAGCATATCCAGCTCGGCCGTATCGGGCATCATGTCGCCACGCGCCGAGCTGACATGCGCGTGGTTGTCGGTCACCGCGGCAGCGACGACGCGGAGGAGTTTCCAGTTGAAGGACAGGCGCGCGACCGTGCGATCCGGTAGCAGCACCTTGAACAGCGCCACGAGGAACGTGTGCATCTCCTCGAGCGCAGGGATGACGTACGCCATTCACACCCCTCCCGGCCGGATGAACGTCTCGACCAGCGCATTCGTCGCGACGTCGCGGAAGCGGGTGGCCACGTTGACGCGCCCGTTGTCACCCTCCTCGACGAGCACATCGATGTCGGAAATCATCCCTTCGCTCTCGAGCACGGCCAGCGCGCGGCGCGCCTCATCGCTCATGAGCGGTTCGGGATCGGACTGGAAGCGGCGCAGATCGTGGAGGAGCGAACCAGCATCGACGTCACCCCACCACTCTGCGAAGTGCGACGTGAGCTGCAGGAACACCGCGGTATCGGCGCGCTCCGTCTCCGCGAACGTGCCGCCCGGACCGTCGACCAGATCGCGCGTCACCGTATCGAACTCGAGATCGAGTGCCATCACTGCACCTTCACCACGGTAGTTTTGTACGCGGCGGCGGCGGCCTTGAACGTCTCGATCGCTGTCGCTGCCGCCGCCGTCGCGGTCGCACCGGCGCCATTGATCGGTCCGGCGACGAGCGCGGTGAACGCGGAGGCGAGCGCCGTCAGCATGAGATCCTCCGCAGCGCGATAGGTGTCCGCCTTGATCGTGGATTCGACGGCCGGTGCACTCGTGCGCATCTCGATGGTGCCGGCCTGCCGCACGACGATGACGGCCGTCCCGCTGTAGACCGCAGCGTCCCCCTCCGCGAGATCGCCCGCCATGCGCGCGCGCGTCCTCTCATCGCGCAGCCCGACGATCGCCGGACTCACAGCGCCGCCCGCGAACACTACAATCGCTTCCGGCTTGCCGTCGCGAGGAGGGCGCGAGTAGAACCCGATCCCGGTGAACGGTTCCGCCGTCGGCGTCTCGACGAGTGCATCGATCTTGTATCCGACGAGCTGCCACAGCACGCGCGATGTCACCTTGATCGCGAACCGGCGGATCGCGCCGCGCGAGCGACGCTCCTCGGGATCGTTGACCTGGTTTAGCTCTTCAACCGATGGCCCCGTCACATCGCAAGCTCCTGCCCGCGCGGCACGAACTCGAGGGTTGTCTCCTCGCCTCCGCCGCGCGAGCTGCGATAGGTACACCCCACGATATGAAACTGGCCGACGAGCCCGGTGCGCTCGTCCTCGACCGACACCGCGAGATCGGGTGCGAAGATGGTGTGGTACTGACCCGCCATGATCTGGCCATGCAGTGGCGCACTCACGGTGACTCGCTTACCCTGCATGTTCCGACGGTTCATCTCGCGCCGTGCGTACGCGCTGGCTTCCTCACTCGAGCGCACTGCCTTCTCGAGGATGAGGCGCTTCGGCTCGCTGAAGTCGTGCGAATCCTCGTCGCGCCCGATGCGCGCGCTCACCCCAGCGCCGTAGTTCGCGTCAGTCCCTTTGCCAGAGCCGACGACAATGATCGCGCTGTAGCGATCACCCACTGACTCCTTGTAGCCCATGCCCTGCACATTCGACTCGCGCGAGCGCTTGCTGTTCTCTGCCGGCATGAAGAAGCGGAATTGAGGCGCCTGTGCATAGTTCGGCTTGCCGATGATCAGCTCGTAGCCATCGCCCGATGGCCAGCACAGGATCTCCGATTGCTGGCACACCTCCTCGATCACTTGCATGCGCGTCTGCCCTGGCTCGATGCGCGTCCCCTTGCTCGTCGTCACGAACACCGGCTCACGACCCGCCCGCGCCTTCTTTCCCTTGCCGCGCAGAACCCGCCGGTTGCGGGTGTTCGTCAGCGATACGTAGGAGTACCAAGGCGACGCCACCGTGGTGACGAGCTGCACCATGTCCATGCCGCGAAAATCGATCCCGGGCGCTGACTCCTGCATGAGACGACCGGCGCGGTTGCGGCCGCTCACCTTGAGATCGTCCTCGTTGTCGGCTACCTCGCGCTCGTCGATGAACCCATCGAGCACGGTCACGTCATCGATGCGCACGCGCACGCGGCGATCCGGCTTGCACAGCTCCCACGCCGCACGATTGAACGGCAGCTCGAGCGAGAACGTGTGGACCGGCTCGAGCATGCTCGTCGTAATGTCGTAGGCGCTCCAGCCGCGGATCTCCTTGCCCGCGACGACGAGGGAGACGACATGCTCTCGCGCCGTCATCGCGCACCCTCGCGCGGCATCATGAGACGCGTACCCGCAGGCACGAGCCCGGGCGTGCGGAGGCGGTTGATCTGCGTCGCCTGCCTGGTCTTGTCCTCGGCTTCCTCGGCGCCGTACAGTCGCGCGCACAACGCGCGCAGCGGTTGTGCCGACGAGACCACGATCTCGAAGACGTCATCCGCCTCCGTCGTCGCCGCCTCCGCGGCGCGCCTCACCTGAAAATTGAGGTTGATGAATTCGCGGTAGAGGGGCCAGCGATCGAGATTCGTCACCAGCTCGAGCCGATTGATCTCATCGCTGATCTGGTTCGAGAGCGACGACGCTTCCAGGTAGACCGCACGCGTGTCCGTCGTCTCTGCCTGCGTCCACGCGGTGACCTTGTCGAGCGTGTTCTGCGGCGTCGCACTCGACAGGTTCTCGGCAGCGAGCGACTCGTCGAGGACGGCAACCGTCGCCGCTACTTCCTCGACGCCAGCGAGCGGCGCCGTGCCGATGCCGCTGCTCACCACCGTCGCCGGTTCGTCGTCGGCGAGGAAGGTGCATGACGCGCTGATGCCGTGGTCGTCGGCGCGGATGTTGTAGTCGAAGTCCGTCACTCGCGCGCGGAACGAACCGTCGATCGGGTGCCGGAAGATCTGCGGCGTGCCATCGTTCGCGAGGCGCTGGAACTCGAGGAAGCGATCGAGCTTGGTCGCGCGTCCCGGCTCGTCGACGAACATCAGCTCGCACTGCAGCGTGCGATGCCGCAGCCCGCGATCCTGTAGCACGTGCGCATCGCCGCGCGAGGGAGACTTGACCACGATGTCACGGCCAGCCTTGCCCGACATCGACGCGACGTAGAACTCGACGCCGCCATACGATGCAGTGGTTAGGAAGGAAGCCATTAGCGATGCCCTGCTTTACCGCCGCCCTTCCGCTTCACCACGCGCGCGGTCGGCACATTCTTAATGTCCTTCTCAATGTCAATCTTGAGATCCTGGATCTCACGCGCCATTGCCTTGGAGATCGCGATCGCTTGCTGCTGAATCAAGTCAGGCGCGTCCCCCTTCGTGACAAGACCAAGCGCAGCGGCGACACCGATTTGTCCAGTGGGCCCACGAGATAGCGCTGTCTCGACACCGCCGGCCCCCATCATGGTGTCACCACCTAGCGCCTCGCGAATACGCGCCTCGTTGCGCGTCTGCTTCCCGATCTCGGCGCGCTCCTTGTCAGTGAGCGACTTGAGGATGTTTTCCTCCTGTAGCTTCTTTCGCTCGGCGGCGACGTCACCGCCGCCAGCCTCTACGCCGTAGAGGTATCCCTCTTGACTCTCGGTGAGCTTGCCGCGGTCGCCGAACTTCTCGAGGACGACTCTCTGTCGACGCTCAGCGCCGCGCTCCGCCTTCTCTTCGATTGGCTTTTGCTTCCGCTCCCAGTCGACCATCCGGTCACCGAGGTAATCGACGAACCCGGCCGCGGTGCCCAGCCACCCTGCCAGCTTTGCGGCCGCATTGACGAACCCCTCAATCCGTTCAGTCGTAAACGCTTCTGCGATAGTCACCTTGAGCGTATTGAAGGCCTTCTCGAGCTTGCCAGCCGGACTCGCCTGGTACGCGGCCTTATCAAGCGCTGTCGCGTTGGACCCGAGCGACTCGCGTTCCATCTTGTCGATCTCGGTGCGCCCCTTGATCACAGAGTCGAGCCAGCGCTGCGCCTCGTCGGAGCCGAGCGCCTGGATAAGCTTTGTCTGATCCTGCCCGATGTCGCTCTTCGCGATCGAATCGATGATCTCCTTGAGAGAACGCATCCGCTTGACGCCGTCTTTGCCGACTTCGAACACCGTCCCTTTCTTGAACTTGCTCGCGTTGCGGGCCACGGCCGTGGCGAACGCGCGCAGTCCTGTCGCTGCCTCGGCGGCGCTGCCGAACGCTTGCCGACTCACCTGCATCGCTGCGACGCCGGTCGCCATACCGGAAAGTCCGGTGCCTCCCTTGAACTTCGCTAGCGTCGGCGCCAGCCCGGACATCAGTGTCGCCAGCTCGTTCATCTCGATCGCGCCAGCCTTACCCTGAGTGATCAGCACATCGAACGCCGGACCGAAGTCCTTCGGATTGATCTTGAGATTCTGCTTCAGCGCTGCCGCCGTCATCGCGACGTCCTCCATGGACGAACCTGACGCGATCGCGACGTCGCCGAACGTCTGCAGCGCTGTCTCTGCACCATTGAGATCGCCTGTCATGCGCACGTATGCGGAGGCGCCCGCGAGCAACTGACCGCGCGCGATCGACGTGTCCTTCGAGACACCCGCGATCTTGTCGCGTAGATCGCCCATCGACGCCGCGTTCCGTCCGCCTGCGATCTGCAGCCGCGTCAGGTTGCGCTCGAAGTCCATCACCTCCGACGCAGCATCCATCACGCCACTCGTGATCGAGCTAAACGCCCCGGACATCAGATTGCCGACGGCCGTTCCAGTCCCTGACGTGATCAGCTTCCTCATCTTGCCAAAGAGACCCAGCTTCTTCTTCGCGTCCTCGACACCCTTCTCAAGTGGACGCGTGTCCATTCCGAGGGTAATGATCGCCTTCCGGCTGTCGGTGAGAGATGCCATCGATCACGGTCCGCGATACAGCGGGTTGGTCCCTCGGTTACGCGGCGCACTGTCGCCACCGCGGGTGAGTCGCTCCGCCTCACGATGCGCGACAGCCCAGCGGATGACGTCGCTGTCCCTTAGCTCACAGGCTGGGATGCCGAAGTAATCGCGAAGGTCGCCAGCGCGTAGGAGCCGTAGCTGGTTAGCAAGGCCACGTCCTTTTTTTTTGCGGCGTCGAGGATCTCCGCGAGCTGTGCCGCGGACAGCTCAGCCGAGGCGAGCGGATCGAGCGATGTCTCCAGATCCTGGTAACGGAGCCACAGTACGCGGATCTGAATGTCATCGCAGATTGCCCATTCTTCGAACGGAGCAAGCGGAGCATCGACATCTGTGCGACGCACTGCCACCGCGAGCACTCGAACCACGAGCGCTTCATGCCACTCGCGCCATGCCTCGGGCGCCGGTGACCGTGCGGCATCGATAAGCCCAGCATCGGCGAGCGCACGGCGGCACTCGTGGCGCACTTGCTCGCCTTCGATGCGGGAAAGCAGCCGCATACGCCCCCGCACGTGCGTGCGCGGAATCTCCACTGGAACGAGCGTACGCGCCGCGAGAACGCCAGCGAGCAACTCGGCGTCCTTCGCCTGCCGTGCAGCGAGCGGATCGTGGCGCGGCAGTGTGCCGTCGGGCCGAAGCATGCCGGTCGCCGTCACAGGCGCTTGTCTCCGAGCGTGACGATCTCGACGGTAACCATATGCTCACCTTCCTCATCACCCGACGGCGAGAGCGTGGACACACGGCAAACGGGGTATTGCAGGCGCTCGCCGCCGACGATTTGCTGGGTGAGAGAGAACTGCTCCTTCGCATCGCGCAGCCTCCGCCAATCGACCTCCGGTTTCGGCCGCTCGACGTAGTACTCAAAGGAGATCGACACGCCGCCCGGTTTGTCGACGAACCCGATCGGCTTGTCCTGCCCGACCGCGTTACGCGTCTCGACGCCGCTCTCGTCGCTGACGTCGTAGCTGCGCAGCCGAGTCAGCTGCTTCGCGCCCTGCGAGACGGAGTTGATGGACCAGATCGACTGGCTGCTGATGTCAGACATTGGTCCCTCCGATCACAGGAACATCGTGTGAACGAACACCGCCTGATGAAGCGGCCCCGCCACGCGAAACGGATTCGTCACGTTGAGACGCCCCGGTGGCGCGGGCGCTTCCTCGACGAGGATTTGCTCGAGGTAGTTGTCCACGTTGCGGATGTAGCCGAGCGACTCGGCGCCGCGCTGGACGCTCACCACCATGTCGCGCACGCGATCGGTCACACCGAACCCAGGGCGCGGCTCGCCGAGAGTCTCCTGCCGGAATTCCGCCATGAAGCGCGCGTGAATCTGCCGTCCCATCCATGCCGCCGTGCGGGACACCGCCACTTCCTTCAGACCTTCGAAGGGCGCACCGCCGACGGTGGTTGCGGTGGTGATCAACATCTCAATCTTGAGCTGCCCGTCGGCCGTCGGCGTGAGCGGCGTGACGCCGCCCGCGAGCGCGCTCTCCACCTCCGCATCGGTGTACGCGAGCGCAGACGTCGGTGCGAAGAGCGCCAGCTTCACGCCGTCCATGTTCACGTTGGGCGCCTCGTAGCCGAACCAGGCAGTGGCGGCCGCGGCCGCGATCTCGCCGGGTGTCGAGCCGGTCCCCTCCGCGTTCACGACGAGGACGGCTTTGTCATTGGCCGCGGTCGCGAGCGCCTGCGCGGTACCGAGCGATCCGCGCTCGCCGATAAACGCGTGCCGCGGCCGCTGCTGCGAGAAGCCCCACGCCGCGGTGACGTGCGTCAGGAGATTGGTGACGTCAGCAGCCGCATGGTTCGCGATCGCGATCGCGTCGTAGTCGCGATCGAATAGCGCGTCGAGCGCGGTGGTGATGTTCGCGACACCAGTGCCCGCGACGCTCTGCGCGTATGCGATCCCGACGCCAGTGACTGGCGTCTCCGTCGCAAACACCACATCATTGCCGGTGACGCCCGGTGCTGCCGCGGTGACGGTGACGACGTTGGTAGTGACGGCCGCGGTACCGGGCAGGTCGGACAGGTTGAGATCCCACTGCGCCTTAATCGCCGCGGCGACCGTATTGGCGGAGTCACCACTCGACACGCCGACGTAGAGAGTGCGCCCCGCGGCGCGGATGGTGAGGGTGCCCGATGCGGTCGCGGGACCGGTGACGGTGATCGTGTTCGCCGCGGCGACGCCAGCGGGTGCCGTCACGCGACAAGCCCAGATCTCCGGACTCGAGCCGACGAGCGCCGCCTGATCGAACATCTTGCGCAGCATGAGCGCGAGGTCAGATCCCTTGCCCGCCTTGGCATCGGCATCGTCCTCGTCGAAGATCTGCGTAGGGGTGTCGACCGCGAGCGTGCCCGCGGTCGAGCCCTGCGCCACCGCGACGACGCGGAGAGGAAGCGGCGTGAGCTGGTTCCCCGACGGAACGAACTTGTATTGCGCATACCCGCCGGGCCGGCGCTTGCTCGCCGGGACATTGGTGAGAATCACCGGTCACCTTCCTTGCGAGTGCGGCTTGCGGTGGTGGGCATCGGCTGCGACTCGATGACGAGATCGCCCGCGCGCACGCGGGCACGGAGAAACCGTTGATGCACCGCGATCTCTGGATTTTCCTCGTCGATGTCGAACGTCTCGCCGCTGACATAGCGAGCGTTCTCGCCGGTCGGCGAGCGCGCGACACCACGCGGCAGCACAACCTCGCGCCCGTCGGCGACGCGGTAGCGGGTGACGTTTTCGCTCACGGTACCTCCACAGTGGTGATCGTCGACGCCACCGGGTTTGCCTCGTCGGCACCGTCGACGTTGTGACTCGCTGCGATCGACGCGAGCAACGTGGACAACCGCGGATGGTTGCCGGCCGTGCGATCGACGCGCACAGAAAACAAGACTTCCCAGATGGTGAGATCGACCGCAGAAAACAGCTCGGACTCGGACTGCAACCGCAGCTCCTCGACGCCTGGGATGCCCATGTCCCAACCGGTAAGCAGCTCCTCGACGTGCTCGATCATGGTGTCGACGCCCGGATCCTGGGTGACGTCCGCCGACCGGACATCGCCCGCAAGTCGACCGAGCACCATGTCGCGGCCATGACCGGTGACGACGTACACCGCCACTTCGATCTCGAGGCGCGACCGGTTCGCGCCACCAGCTGGGCTCGCATCGCCGCGACCGAGCCCGACGAGAATCGCGGGGTGGCTGCCTTGCAATGCCGTCACGAGATCCTCTCGGATCTCCTCCCCCGCCATGCGCACCGACAGCGGAGCGATCGAGCGCGCGTAGAGGGTAGGGCGCGAGAGAAGCTGCAACCTCGCGATCACCGCGTTCCGGATCTGCGTCCGCTGCGGTTGCGCCTGGCCCGTGTCGTAGACGTGAGGCACCTCTCAGCCCCTCCACGCGCGCGAGAGACGATTGAGCACGGTCTCGCGAGCGAGCGCGAGGAACTCGTCAGAGAACCACAGGAACGGGCGGGCCGGGATCTTGGCCCCGCGTCCAGCGGTGCCACCGTACTGATGAATGCCCGCCCACGGCACCTTTGAGTATGCGACCAGCGCGCTACCGCTCGCGCGCAACTGGACTGTGCGGTTGGGGAGGGAGTTGAGAAGCTTCCGGTTCGGGCCCTTGACGCGCTTGCGGCTCTTCGACGCGCGCGCGCGCAGCACGGTCGCCGCCGAGCGCGGCTTCCACTTCTGCTCGCCGGGGCCCACCATCCGTCGGCCGTGCTCACGCTGATCTTCGCGGAGTGGCTTCTTCAGGACCTTGAACATCCCCGCGACATCGCCGCCTGTGCGCGACAGCTCGCGGAGTCCGTCCTCGACGTCGCTCACATCGATCTTGAACTCAGCGTTACTCACCACATCCCCTTCAGTGTGCGGCGCGAGATGTCGACGGTGTCAGGGTTGCGCTCGACGAAGGTGGCCACGACTGACGGCGCATTCGTGAACGCCGCCGCCTCGTCGGGACGGAGACGGCCGTCGCGCATTAGCTCGAGCTGATGCTGCCTGTTTTCCAACTGCCTGTTCTCTTCCTCGCCGACCATGCCGCGGACTTGACGCAGCCAATAGATCGCTTGCTCCGCCGCGTATCCGCGCAGCACCGGAGAGGGATTCGCGATCGGCACCGCGTAGCGGAGCGACAGGTACTGATCCAGGAACGCATCCGCCTGCGACAGCGCCTGTGCGATCGCGGCGTCGTCGGGCACGCCGTCGTCATCCCAGTCAGTCAGCTGGGCCAGCCGGTCCTGGCCACCGGCCGCGTACTGCAGCTCTTCGAGCGAAGCGTACGGCATGCATCACCGCGGCTTGACCGGAGGCTTGTTGCTCGGCTTCTGCGGGTCGGTCGGCGTGGTGTCGCGGTCGCGCGTCTGATCCACCTCGCGCACCGCGCCCGCGCCGGGCGGACCCTGGAACGAGGTGTCATCGCGCGGCGGAGTCGGGCGCCCCGGCATCGTGCCGCGCGCGACGCGCTCGGCTTCCGCCCTCTCCTCGGTGCGCTTCCGCTCGCGCTCGGTGCGCTGCGGATCGACCACCCTGCCATCCTCGTACGTCATGCCCTGCGAGCTGAGCCACTGGCGATAGGTGTCGATCGACTCGTCGTGCACGCGGATATGCGATCCGGTGTACTGGGTGAGCGCCTCGCGCTGCTCCTCGTTGAGCTTGTCGAGATCGAGATCCTGCCAGGTGTTGGTGATGTTCAGTCCGCCGTGCACGAATCCAGGCAGGTTGTTTGCGGCCAGAACCTTGATAGTCGCCATGGTGTGTCTCCTCCTCGTCAGGCGACGATCGAGCCGACGATGGTGCGCCATTCGAAATAACCGACGCCGTACCGTGCCTCGGCGCCGAACCAGTACTCGCCGCGCTGAAAGCGAATGAGCGAGTCATTGGTCCCGCCGCGCTCGCCGGTGATCGCGCTGGTCGTGATCTCCTGACGCATCTGGAAGATCATCGGCTTCACCGGCGCACTCAGATCGGCGAGGAACCAGTAGTCATCATAGGCGCCGCGCAGGTACGGACTGACCAGCACCTTGAAGCGATTGCGATGGATATTACTCGCGCCGTTCTCGAGGTACTCCGCCGCCATGAGGCGCTCGGCGACGAACTGCAGCTTTGGCCCGACGATGAGAGTGGTGCCGCCGAGCGCGAGCACATCCTTGCCGTCGTACGACGTCATGCCGCCGAGCATCTGCGTCGCGGTCTCGAGCGCGACACCATCGACGTCGAGAGGAATCGCGAGGCGGTTGCTCTGCACTGCCGCGGTGCCGGACACCTGATGCGTCGTCGAGAAAAAGAACGCGTTGTCATACGCCATGCCGCTGCCGACCTCGGGATATGCGGTCCCGCCGAAGCCATTGAGGAGGAGCTTCGCCGCCAGCTCGGTGCGGTGCTTGCGCGCGGTGTCCGCCAGCGTGGCGATCTTGACGCGCAACATGTCAGTGCGGCCATCCTCCAGCTCGTTCTGGTGCACCCGGATGCCCGACGCCCAATCCTTGTTTTCGATGCGCAGGCGGAAGCGCTTGACCATGCCGAGCTGACGGTCGCCGATCCACTCGACGAAACCAGGCATGTCGCCGAGCCACTCCCACTCCTCCGCCGTGCTCGTGGAGTTGACGGTGGTAAAGAGTTGCTCGATGGGGTCGGGTCCGGTGGTCTCGAGGGAGCCGAGCACCGCAGCGTGGAATCCGACGCGGGCCGCTTCGATGTCGTCACCAGTGAAAGCGTTCATCTTCATGGTGGCTCTCCTTCACGCCAGCGCCGCGGTAAGGGCGGCATTGATGCCCTGATCGACGAACACCCACACACCGTCGGCGTCGATCAGTCGCAAGACACCGGCCGGGATCCCCGCCGCATTCGTGACGGTCTGATCGTCGAGCGCGAACACCGGGCGCCCGTAGAGCGCGCGCGTGATCGCTGCGCCGGCCGTGGCGTTCACGAAGTTGGCGCACATACCCCAACCGACGAGCACACGCTGATCGCCGGCCGCACCGGCCGCATTCGTCACGTAGCTATGCGCGATGCCGCAGACGATGGTGCCTGCCGTCGCCGATGCCGGCACGATGTACCCGGCAGCATCGAATGCGACGAGCGCACCGTTGTAGATAATCGTAGCTGCCGCGACACCGTACGTCTCGAACTGGTGCGTGCCACCCGCACGGATCTTGTAGCTGCGGTCAGACGTGAGTGCGGCCATGACTCATCCCTCCCCGGGCTGCCGCGCCGCATACGCAGCGAGCGCCTTGTCGGTGTCCGGCGCGCCGAACATCTTCGTGTAGTAGCGAGCCTTCTCGAGGCTGACGCCCTTCGCAGCGAGTGCAGTCCGCGTCCGCGCGTCGCCGGACGACTCGCCTGACGTCGACGTCGCAGTCACCTGACTCGGCTGGCCGACCGGTGTGATCACCGGCGCCGCGTCGAGCATGAGGCGCGCGCCGTCGGGATTCGATCGGAAGTAGGCGCGCAGCGCGCTCTCATGCGCGCCGAGCGTCACCTTGCCGGCCTTGACGCCCTCGGCGATCCACACGTCCTCGGCTTGCTTGGCGAGCGCCGCCTCGTGCGTCTGCAGTCGCGCGTTGATCTCCGCCGTGCGCTTCTGTTCTGCCGTGAGCTGCGCCTTGAGCACATCGCGCTCCGCGGTCAGAT